CATGCTGCACTTAAAATGGATGATAATTTTACGAACTTACTTCGTGAACTTAGAATGTATCCCGGTGATAAGGATTATGCCGCTACAAAAGATAGTATTGATAGATCAATAACCAAGCAAGTTCAAGGTACACCGGTAACCGAGGCTCAAGGTGTTGATTTTTATCAGAGATCAATTCAATCACTAGCATTAGATGTACATAACAAGGATGATTTACATCATTTGGAGGTCATAGGTGGAGCCGCCTTAAAATTAGGTAGCCTGTTACAAGCAGGACATGTTATACCTGAAGGCAAAGATTCTCTGAATTCACAAGCGCCGGCGCTCGGTGAATTAATCAAGATGTATTTGAAGGGTGATTATTCAGACGCGAATGTAAAAAAGATAACAGATGCTTTATACGCCAACATGGATACGGCTAGGGTTTTACCATCAAATTGGAGAACGCAGGCTCAATTAATGCAGGGTGGTAACATAGATAACCTTGCCCCTGAAACTATGATGCGTATTGAATCTTCAAATTACTTGTCCGGGTTACAAGGAAGAGGTGGGTTTGATTTTAAACAATTAATGACCCATTTACTTGATCAAAAGGAGCCTGCCGGATCCGCTAGTGCCGAGAATTTTCTTTCTTTATTAAAAATTGCTAAACCGCAGCGTACTGATCATTTACAACTAAAAGCATTTGACAGTATGAAGGATCAAAAAATTGATCCTGGCGCTATTCTATTAGACCGTGGCATTGACATTACGAAGGGTCAAATTGATCCTAAGATCCTACAAGGCAATCCGGTTGATAACGTAATTATTAAGATTGCTGAAGCTTATCAAAAGTTTGAAAAAAATCTCCTGGCAACCGAATCTGATCCTGTGAAACGCGATCAAGCCAGAATTCGTCACATGCAAGAGGATTATAAGGCTCTTGGTGCTGGCGGCGAGGCTATGGTTCATTCAGCTTATGATCCTGATGTATTGGATGAGATCAAACGGCGTCGTGAACAAATTGATGAAAAACAAGATAGAGGTATGGATAAGGCCGCAGATGTTTTGTATGGAACACCTTATAAGCATTTTGAAGAAATGGTTGCACGCTTAAGTGAATTAGGAACTACCTTGGCTACAGGAGCGCTAGGTCCTTTAGATGTTGCGGTTAGAGGAGCAACAGAAGCATTTACGGCTTTAAATGCATTCCTTAAAGAACATAAAACAACTGGAGAAGTGATCGGAGCAGGCCTGGCTGGCTTAGTTGTATGGCAAATAACTAGTACAATTATTGGATTGCTTGCTAAATCGGCTCCAGCTAGAGCTTTAGGTACAGCAGGACTGGCTGCTGCTGAATTTCTTTCACCAGAGCTAGCTGTTTTGGCAGCAACCTCATCTGCTGCTAGTGCTGGACTTGTGGCCATAGGCACCGCTGCTTTAGCGGTAGTTGCGTTTTTCTCAAGTATTGCTTTCTTTGGAGGAAAGAGTGCCGGAACTGAGATTGGAAGAGCTGGAGAATTAGGTTACCAAGTTAATAAAATGGAAGAATCAGGAGCTCACGCCTATGATTACAAAAAGGATGGTAAAATCTATCCAGCTTTGCAGGTTCAAGAAGAAATTAAAAAAGCGGATGACGCCGCTAAAGCACAAAATGATGCTGGTAAAACTCAAAAGGATGCAGCACAAACACAATTAGAAGCCGCTAAGGCTCAAACAAAAGCGGCTCAAGATCTTGTAGATAAATTGAATGAGTCAAAGAAACCAGACTCTATTCCTACTATGACAATTCATCCAGGTGGTGTACCTACTGATAGATCTGGTACCCCAGGCGGTCCAAAGACAGCGCCAGAACCGGGAGAAAGATTGGGTTATTTGACGCCCAAAGGATTACCACAATTAGCCTCTAATGATCCTAACTTCATGCCTTCTATAGAACCTTCACAAGGAGAAAAGAATTATACTGTTTCTCCTCTATCCGGAACTGGGTCTATACCACCAAATAAAGAATTAATGCCGGCAAATACAGGCGCAGTTCCATCAGAACCAAGTTCTACAGATGAAAAGAATTATACTGTATCTCCTGCTGTTTCTGGAACTGGATCTATTCCACCACCAAAACAGAGTCAAAATGAAGCTGATTTTGACACTATGAATGCTGCCAAAGAAGCCGCCAATTCCATTGCTCTTGAATCTTCAGGACCGGGGTCAACTATTGCTCATCCTCTGAGAGGAATAATACACGGACTCCATAAATCACCCGGCGGTATGCCCCCGGGCACTCCAGGAATTCCTGGAACGCATGATCTGAATCATGATGGTAGTAAGATGTATAGCCCACGTGGTCCAGGAAGCCTACCATCTGAAAATTCTCATTATCATCCAAGGAATTCAATGATTTCTGGTCATGGTTCTGTTCCTGGATCATCTAGTGGAGGTGATTTAGCTGGCAAACCGCCTGCTGATTGGCAATTATCTGATGCCAAAAAATTAATGAAAATGGGGATGAGTGCCCAAGATGCTGCTGGCACCATAGCAAACATCACTGCAGAATCAGCCGGCAATTCTAATGCTAGTGGTGATAGTGGTAAGGCCTTTGGTCTAGGCCAATGGCATCCTAATCGTCAGGCTGATTTCAAGAGACTTTATGGCAAGGACATCAAAGATTCAACGCATGAAGAACAATTAAGATTCTATTATGATGAAATGAAATTACGGCATCAAATACCTGATGGGAAAACGGCTGCTGATAGTGCTCGAAGTATCATGCAACATTATGAAGTACCAAAAGACCGAGATGTTGGTGGTAAAAATGATAGAACACGTCGCAGTATTGCCGAAGGTATTTTTAAAGGATTAGATGGTTCTTCATCAGACATAGCCTTAAGTAGATGGGGTTCTGGTAATGATCCTGAACATCACGGCGGTATCTCACCACATTTGGCCGGTGCTGGATCTGCATTTGCATCCGAACCATCAATTCCTCTGCAAGGATTGCCGATAGATACCGAACATCATGGTGGTATTTCAACTGGTGCTACTATTGAATCCGCTCAAAAGAAAGAGGCTTGGCATAGTGTAGCAGAAGGAATGAGACAAAAACGTGAGATGATTGCCTCACAAAAGAAAGATTCATGGCATAGTATAGCTCAGGAAATAAGAGGAAAATACCCAGGATTGGTAGATCCAGAACATCATGGCGGTATTTCAACTGGTGCTACTATTGAATCTTCTCAAAAGAAAGAAGCTTGGCATAATCTAGCCAATAATTTAAGGGCAACAGATCTTCATGATCTAGAACATCATAGCGGTATTTCAACTGGTGCTACTATTGAGTCTGCTCAGAAAAAAGAGGCTTGGCATAGTGTAGCAGAAGGAATGAGACAAAAACGTGAGATGATTGCCTCACAAAAGAGAGAGGCTTGGCATAGTGTGGCCATGTATGGTAAACATCAGCAGTTAGTAGATTTGGAACACCATGGTGGTATTTCACCTAGAGTTCCAAGTCCAAATGACATTGGTGATCCCAATACTCCCTCCTATGATAGATACGGTTATACTAAATCAAATAATCAACCAGAAATCAACAATTCTCATGAGCACCATCATTATCTCGACGGTGAGGCGATCTCTGGATCAGTTGTCGAATCCATAGTAAGAAATACCAACACGGCGAACCGAGGGGTGTCTGGATTTGATGGACGTATGACGGCAACTCAGCCAGGTTCAACGGTATCGAGAGGATAATAGCACATGGCTCAACCAGGTATTACGTTAGGTGGGTTTGTATTTTCAAATAGGAATTCGGCTGGAGGACTTTCAGGTGGTAATCCTGAACAAGTAAAATTTGGGCTCAAGGAACAAATTGTCATCCATAAGATGGTTGGCGGCGCCCGAATTTTAGACATGTTGGGGGATGATCCTGAAGACATTTCATGGAATGGTTTCTTTTTAGGCCCTGATGCTCCTGATTTAGCAAACGCACTTTATGCTCTTGAACAAGGAAAAGAATTATTAGATCTTACTTTTGGCGTCTATTCAGCCACGGTAGTCATTTCCCAACTAGATTTGGTTTACAAAAAAGCCTTTTGGATTGATTATAGTATCGTCTGCGTCGTGATTGACCAGGCAGCAGGAGGCGGCGGTGTTGGTGCAGGTGTTGGGGCCAATGACATCGGAGACCCTAATGTTGGAAATGCAGGAATCGCAAATGCTAATACTCAATTGGCTAATGTCAACACGCCGAACGATGCTTTGAATGGTCTAAATACTGGTTTAGGTGGTTTGCAGGCTGGAACCGGTGCTCCTTTTGGTGGAATAACATTTGCGTAACGTTATTCCACCAAAATAGGATGATGTGTTGTGTCGTATTTTAGTGTGCCTTGGAGTGCTGTAATTTGAGGTGTCGTGGCTTGAAGTAGTGTGGTGTCGCAACAGCATCATAGCATAATTTGAGAGGTTGTCAAAGGTTTTTATTAGGATTATTTTATAATGGCGGAAAAAAATACAAAAATAGTTTCAGGCGCTGAATCACTTTATCGTGTTGCTATAGATCAATACAATGATCCACTGGATTTCATTGCGATCCTGCAAACTAATGATCTTGAATCACCTTTTATAACGCAACCACAGAGTGTGATCCTTCCTCCAAATCCAACCAATAAAGGTGGTGTTCCTCTCCAACCAACCGGTAAAGGTACTGGTATCCAGCCTATGATCACTACGTTTCCTTATACAATGGGAACTTTTGAAGGTGTAACTATCAGTAATTTTGCCGGCGGTGAAATTTATTCTCTTACAACTAATCGTGGCAAAATTGTAACTTCGGTCGATGGCTCAACGGTATTAATTGGATCAGTGGATCAGTTAACCGATAAGCAAAATAACAAATGGACGATCAGTGATTTTAGGACCATTTCGGTTCCAGCCACCGTAAACACCGCTGCAACAACCGTTGAAGTAGGATTGGTTACCGTAAATGGAATAGTTGATAGGACTTCTAAGGATGTGGTTCAGATCGCCTATGTTAATGGTCTAACTTATTATCAAGATAATTTAGGATTATGGTATTCAAAAGCCCTGCCAACAGATGCATGGTCAAAAGGATTGTTTGATTCACCGCTTTTAACGGCATTCTTACCCGTTGTAACTGTTGCACAATCGGTACTGCCAGGACCTGTTCAACCTTTTGTTGGCAATACCACTCCGACAACTGCTACTATTTTCTGGACGGCACCGGTTGGGACACAGCCGATTTATTATCAGGTTCAGTATCGATTATCTGGATCTTCTCTATGGCTTAACATTGGCAGTCAATCAACGGCGACTAATTTAGACATCACTGGCTTGACTCCTAATAGTCTATATGATGTGCAGGTGCTTGATCTAAATGGACAAGGTATTGGCCCTTCTACACCAATTACTCTCTCGTTCCAAACTGCTTTCGGCGCAAATCTACCAGGTCCAGTTACGCCCATGATTGCAAACATCGGACCTACCAGTATTGTCCTTAGTTGGATCACGCCAACGGGGACAGCACCATTTAGTTATGAAATCCTGTATCGCGTCAGCGGAACACAGGTATGGATTACTACTGCGAATGTTACGGCATTAGCAGAAGGAATAGCTAATCTTCTTCCTAATACAAGTTATGATTTTGAAATTATAGCAACAAATTCTGTTGGCTCATCTACGAGCACCCCCATCTCTTCAGCCACAACACTTTCACTTCCAGTTAGTTCGGTTGGCATTCCGTTAATCACCAACATCGCTCAAACGACCTTGACGATTGGTTGGTCTATTCCAAGTGGAACTCCTCCGTTCACCTATCAAATACAGAATCGAGTAACCGGCACTATTCCTTGGTCTTTGGTAGCCGGAACATCGGCGACCACATTTAATGTATCAAACTTGCTTTCAAATACAAATTATGATTTTCGAGTTATTCCAAGTGATGCGACAACAGCATCTTCCGTTGTTCCAGACATTGTATCAATAACGACAGTAACAACGATTGCACCACCTCCACCAATTGGAGCTGTATTGGCTGCTTCGGCTATTTCTCGTGCCACAGCAACGCCAGTATTAACGACAGTTCTTCAAACATCTGTAGAATCACTTCAAGGAACGACTGTTACAACTATTGGTCCGCAACTTGTTGATGCATTCCTTGAAACCTTTAGTATTTCTAGTACTGGATTTATCGTTCAGAATGGAGTTCCGGATACGACTTCCTCTGCAAATGTTGTGCTGCTATTATACTGGAATCATCTTGTGTATCAAGAAAATAGTTCTGGAAATTGGTATTTCAAATCAAGGATTTCTGATACCTATGTTGGGCCAGTGACGGATCCACGGCCTCCTGCGATTGTAGAGTCAGCACAAAATACATTGGTTACAACTGTTGGTCCTGCATTATTTGATTCAGTATTAGAGGCCTTTACAATTACCAGTGGTGGTCAAATTGCAGTCAACGGCATTACGGATGCTACTACCAGTAGGGTTGTATTGCTATTGTATTGGAATCATCTTGTTTACCAGGAAAATCTTAGCAATGATTGGTATTTTAAATCAGTTGCCTCTGATACTTGGAGTGCACCGACAACTGATCCTCGTAACATTGGTCGCAATTATCTGTTAGGCCTTCGTGACGGTAATCCAACTGATACTACAACCGCAACCTTGATGGGCCAAGCATGGGATTACACTATTAATTTCAGTTACGAAGATCCTTGGGCCGGTGCCAGTATCAGTGGATTAGCAGTGTCTGATCGACCTGGAACACCAGTTATTGCGGCTGTATACCATCTCGATAATGGTAGCCCTCCCTACATGGATGCGACCGTTGCAGCGAATGGCGGGTACAATGCCTTCTATACTCAAACAGCTCAATCGTTGATTCCATACGCCAACATCATCTATGGTATCCGTATCGATCATGAATTTAACGGTACTTGGGAACCATTTGGTCCGTTTGGTGGGGCGGGTCAGCTTATAGATGCTGCAACCTGGATCGCAGGATGGCGCCACATGGCACAAGCTATCCGCACAGCATTGCCAAATGTTAAGATTATCTGGAATCCAAACATTGGACAGAATAACCCGTATCCCTATTATCCTGGAGATGACTTAGTGGATGTCGTAGGGTTTGATGCCTATACTCAACCGGCCTTTTCAGGAGGCTTAACGTCGATGCAGATGTGGCAAGAATACTTGAATGGTCAAGGAGGTAATAACTTTACTACCTTGGCTGCATTTGGTGTTGCTCATAACAAGCCACTTTGTTTCCCCGAATGGGGCGACGGTTTCGGTGATGGTGTTTTCATCACGCAATTCGGTGCATGGATGGACCAACATAATGTTGTTGCTCATAGCTATTGGGACTCAGCCGATGGTCTTACCAACACCACGGCTCTCACGCAATTGCCAGCGAATCAAACAGCATTTGTAAATGCCTTCGGCCATCGTCCTTACACTGGTACTTTCTGGCCAGAAAGGAATCCTTCAATTCAGGCGCCAGCACAAGCCGTTTCTGCTGGGTTTACTGTACTTACAGGAGGGGCAGAATTTAATAATTCATCCGATGTTACCAATGACATCAGTGGTGGCAATACCACTGCGGCACTTTACAATTGGGATGGAGGTTCACAGGCCATGTCAACGAGTGGCTGGTCCATTGCCAATAGCATTCTTACAATTACTGCGGCCACCAATCATGGACAAGGTCTTGAGACATTATGCAATTCAAATGCACCAATTTCAATAGGCCCAGTTAGTACTCATGGTCGCCAGACTAATGTTGGAACCGGTATGTTATACCGTTATTTCTACGCTGAAGCCAGTATGCGCTTCAACTGGCAAGCTGGTCCTGGACCAACTTTTTGGACCTGGGCTTACAATAATGGTGGTGCGCCAAATACATTAGAACTAGACGTCGTCGAAATAGGAACGGATAGCAACATCTATTCCTTTTGGCATGGTCATGGTGCAAGTGGCGATGATGGCCCTAATACTGGTGGCAATGCGTCGCTTAACGGAAATCTAACCGGTTGGTCCGTACCTAATCAGCAATTGAATAAAACTTCTCCAGCACAGTTCAACAAATACGGCTTGTTATGGACTCCAACGAAAGTTGAATGGTATTACAACGATGTTCTAATTCAGAATTTTGCTACCAATACGCCTATCCCTTGGTCGGACGGGTCAAATGAGACGGCCAATACTATCGATAACATGGGAAGTATGGCACTGGCCTTTATCTTTGGAACTTGGAGCGATCAAATGGACATTGACTACTTACGGGTTTGGCAATAATCATAAAGGAATAATGAATGCCTGGAGTACAAAATGTTGCGGCAGTAGGCACCAATACTAATAGGTTAGTGGGTTTACGAATCACTACTGGTGGTGACATGTTCCCAACTCCTTTAAAAGCTGTTGTGAAACATAATAGATGGTTTCAAGCCAATACTTTTGAAGCTGTAATTGGTCTTTATGGTTCACCGTATGACTTAGAATGGTGGGGATCTATGGATAGAGTTACTGATTTTCCAATGGAAATTGAATTTGGAGTTGGTGATCCTGCTAACGGTTTTGATGGAATGACATGGCAACAGATGATGGCAGGCGTAGTTGATAAAATTGTCGTTGATACAACGAAAGGAACCGTTACCTGTCATGGACGTGATAATGTGAGTCTTTTGATTGACAAATACACTTTGAATGCATTTCCTGATTGGACAGTTAAACAAATTTGTGATAAATTGATTTCGGATGTCGGTCTTGTTCCTGATGTTGAGGGTGGAGATACTGGAGCATTTGCCAGTGAACTTTATCGAAGAGATGCGAAATCAATAACTTCTGGTGGTCAATTTAATCATCTTATGAGTTATTGGGACATAATTTGTCTTCTTGCTTTACGAGCAAATTGTTTTGTTTACCTTGATCTTGATACACTCCATGTTAGACCAGACGATTTTGATCCAGGTATTTGGGAAGTTACAATGGATCCTCCCGATGATAAACCTCCAGTTGTGATTCTTAATCCAAGTAATACCACAAAGATTGTTTTCGAACGTGACTTAAACATAGCAAGAAATACATCGGTTATTGTTAGATCCTGGGATGCTCAAGGAAAAGGTGCATACATTGGAACTGATAAACAATCTAAAGATAAGGGTTTAAAATCACATACTATTCAACACATTCAAGCCGGCATTCAAAGTAATGAAGATGCAGATAATCGAGCCGAAGTTATCTATAATGAAGCCATTAGACATGAAAAGAAAATTCATTGGTCTGAACCAGGTGATCTTCTTTTGACAGTATTACAACGAGTTAGTGTAGTACCTTCTGGAGCAACAGAATGGAATCAATTGTATTATTTAGAATCTATTGATCGAACAATGGATTGGAAAACAGGATTTACAATGAAATGTATTGGAACTAATGCCGATCCTCTTTTGGCAAGTATTTTAGATTTTTAAAAGGTAAAATTGTGACACATTATTATGATTCTCTAAAAAACATTATGACGCGTGAATCTGCTAAACAAGATCACCAAAGTGCTCAGCCGCGTTATGGAAGAGTCACAGACTATGATCCGGATTTAAATTTAGTTAAATGCGCCATTCTTCCCGAAACAACTGAAGAAGATGATGACATTTTAACTGGTTGGTTACAAATTGTTACTCCTATGGTAGGCCCTGGTTGGGGTATAGTTTGTCCAATTGAAGTAGATGATCAAGTGATTTTACTTCCTGTATGGAATGGTGGATCTGAATACGTTGTTTTAGGTGGAACTTTTAATGATGAAGATCTTGTCGCTCAAGGCCCTAATGACATAGGTGCCGAAGATTCAACCACTCAAATTGGTGAATACCTAATCAGAAGTAAAACTGATTTCACAATGAAATTTGTGGATCCTAATACTCTTATGATTAAGGGTGATTTTGAAAAACATGAAGTTCTTCACATTATTACAAAAGGAACAGATGTAGACATCACTGCTTCTGATTTTGTTCATGTTACTTGTGATACTGCTGTTGTAAATGCTTCGACATCGGTAACAGTCAATTCACCAGATACGATTATCAACGGACATCTTCAAGTCAATGGATCCATAAATGCAACTGGTGATGTTACTGATAGATTAACTTCAATGGAAAACATAAGAGAGATCTTTGACATTCATATCCACGATGACAGTCCCGTGCCCATACCTCAAATGCCCAAATGATCTGGAATAGGTCTAATTATAAGTTTACTAGGATGAAATTTACCGGTTACATTAGACCAACATTTTCCAGTTTTGATGTCTCTGACAGTGGTTCCGTTTATGTTGAATTGTTTAGCGATGGTACTAATTTTATCAGGAGCATTGAAAATTGATAATGCTTTTTCTTTTGTTAATTTCGCATAAGGAGCTATTAACCATTTTTGACTCCCCAGCCTACGTTTATTCGCGGCATCATCCATGTTAGATTTTGGAGAAGCTTGAAATAAATGATTAGGATTAACACAGGAAGGAACATCACAAGAATGACAGATAAATTTACCATCAATTAATGGTCCATTAAAAGCACGATAACTGATACGATGAGCTGGATGAAATTTGCCATTCTCCCATAAATGTCCATAATTAAATTTAATGTTTCTTGATTCACTTGCTAAAATTTTAAAGATCCAACATTTGGACGGATCTGAATAATCGATAACATAACTTTTAATTTTACATTGATCAGAACAAGTTCTTTGTTGCCCAAATTTAGGAATGAATACATTGTTACAAATTATACAATTTATAGGTTTATACTGTTGAGAACCGAAGGCCATTTAAATACTCCTGTAATAAATCTATTTATACATTCATGGTAACTACCACCACCTAATAGGATTAAAATGACAAATTCATTAACATTAGATACTCAGAAATTAATAGCTGAATTTGAAGCAACGCTTTTGCCTATTGATACAACTTTATTGTTCAATAATTTAAATACATTGAATGATTCAAGTATTCAAATACTTTCTGAACAGCTTTGCACTCAACTTAAAATTTTAGATTTCACTCAAATTGCCGTTCATAGTATTCATGGTATTATGACAGATCTTGAAAAACTTACCTATACAGGCCCAAATGGTTATGGCAAAGGACCAATTTGGTTAAAATTTAGAAATCAGGTTGTCATTCATGCTTCTATGGGATTAATACCCACAGGAATAGTTTTAAAATAAATAAAGAGGAGAATTATTATTTCAGAATTAGCTCATGTCGCAGGATCAGCGCTTCAATTTTCACCAACAGGCGGAATTTTATTATCTTCAGGTCCAAAACAAGGACAAGAAAAGATAATTCGCCGATTATTAACCAACACAGATGACCTCTTATCAGATCTTAACTATGGTGCATCAATTCCTAGGCTCATAGGATCTCCAGGAGTATTAGATTTAATCACAGCAGTTATCCGAAAACAATTAAAATTAGAACCAATTGTTCAACAAAATCCATCTCCTAGAATCGGAGTATTTGAAGATCCAGGAACTGGATTATTCATAGCAACAATTCAATACATCGATAATCTAACCTTAGAACAAAATCAAATAAAACTTCCATTAGGAACGAAATGAGCGCGACAATACCTCTTAATACTTCTCCATTTGTTTCAAATCTTCAACTTTCAAGTTATGATGATTTGATTAAAAGATCTGTATCAGTAGCACAGTCTGTGTGCCCTGATCTAACAGATTTTTCTTCTGGTAGTCCTTCGCTGGCTCTTATGTCGGTGAAAGCATACTCGGATCTCTGGCTACAATGGTTGGTCTATAACACGTTCTTAAATTCAAGATTTTTTACAACTACTGGTGGTGGAGTAGATACTTGGGCAAATGACTTCGGATTTTCTCGATCTGGAGCAACCTATGCTAACGGTTTTGTAACATTTACAAGATTCTCGGCAACCAATCAATTAGTAATACCAGTAGGCGTTATCTGTCAAACAGGAGATGGCACACAAAAATTTATTACATTACCTGACATAGATAATGTTTATTTTGACATCACAACCCAGAGATACCTTGTTCCTCCTGGTCAATTATCAGTTTCAATCCTAGTCCAAGCCGTAAATCCAGGAATCGGGGGCAATGTTGTTCCTGGTGCAATTTCTCTTATGTATAGTTCTGTTACTGGTGTCAATAAAGTTAATAATCCATTAGCAATGGCTGGTGGCGTAGACGGAGAAGGTGATTCATCTTTTAAGTCAAGATTTGTGCCTTATTTTAATAGTCGTAGTTCTGGTACTTCATCTGCCATTGTAAATGCTATTCTTTCTATAGGATCAAATCTCACTTATCAGGTTCTTGAAAACGCAAATGGTACCAAATTAGATCCATTGAATAATAACGTCACTATACCAAATACTCAATTTGGTTTCTTTACTGTTTACATAGATTCTGGATCTCAGTCAATCACATCTGCAGATACTGTCCTTCAGGTTCAAAATGCAATAAATTTAGTAAGGCCATTATCAGTTGATTTTTGGGTAACTACACCGACACTTGTTCCAATTGACATTGAATACCTTGTCAATTATCAGCCTGGTTATAATGTTGCCAATGTACGTGCAATCATTAATTCTAAAATCACCAATTATGTGAATACAATTCAACCTGGCGCGCATCTCAATTATTATACCTTAGCATCACTCATAAATGATACTCTTGGATGTAAGAATGTTCAATTCCTTATTGTTGCTGGAGTTGAGAGTAATGTGGGCGTCGCCCCTGGTAGTATTATAAAACTTGGTAATTTGGCAGGAGTATAATTCCAATGACTCTTGTTATAACAACTCCACCAATAATTCCCGAATTATTTCCTCCAGTAGCCACTGATTCATTTTATAATGAGCCTCCAGATCGTAATTTATTAGCTCTTTTAACATTTCCTGATCCACCTTATCTAGTAACTAATCCATCTAATACAATTAATAATGTCGGTAATTTAAGATCTCTTTTGCCACAGACTTGGTTTCCAGATGATGATCAGATCCTCGATGCCATTTTAGCAACATTCGCAGAATCTCTTGCTACAATACAGGCCAGAAATGATTGGATTTATCAACAAGATCGAATAAAAACTGCAAACGGAATTTGGCTAGACATGTTCGCCGAGGAATTTTTCGGTGCTGGAGGAAATCCTCAAGGAAACATTTCATCAGGAGACCTTACACTTGGTGGTTGGATGTATCGTCGTCCAAATGAATTTGACGCTGCTTATAGATCAAGAATTCTTTTTGAATTAATGGCTCAAAGGATCACACGCAAGGGTCTTTATGACATGTTAACTTTTTGGTGTGGGGGGTTTACTCCTACTATTATTGAACCATGGAATCCAAATGATACTGGTTGTTGGGATGGAGTCGGAGGAATTGCCTATTATGATAGAGCTGGTTATTGGGGATCAAATGATGATCCTTGGACTACTTTTATTATTACTCAACGCAATGGTGGTATTCCGGTCCAACAATTCAATGATGAGACACCAGCACAATTTTTAACCCATACTCCTGGTATAATTGGAACTAATCTTGTTACCAATACCAATTATTTGTATGGAGGTTATGATTCAGGATTATTATTTTACATTGATGGTCCTATTAATGAATCACAGGTATCTGATCTTGAACTTTACGGAGTTATTAATCGAACAATTCCTGAAGGAACAAAGGCATTTGTCCATCTTAATGATTCACAACAATTACCTAATGATCCACTTACTAGAGTATTGGAACTTTTTAATTATAATTTCATACTTGATACTTCCGAATTAGCCAGTGACACAGTTGCAATTAGTTTCATTAATCAACCTCTGGGTTATGTTAATAGTTACATGGACCTGAATCTAATTTTAGATGAATCATTAATCGCATTAGAACCAGGTGCGTCTTCTGAGAGTCAACCAATACCTGATCCATTGCCTGGCTTTGCCGATGTTAGCTTTATTTCTAATGTAAGCGCCGCGCTATGATTTTGATAAGTATAATAACAATTCCCCTACATTTTGCCTTAGGAGTGCTACATTGACTGATAGGATCTTAGTTTACCCAGGTTCTCAGCCAAGATCGTCTGACATCTTGCAATCTGCCAAAAATGCAATGATTGGTGATGGCTGGATTTCGCAGGCTGCTTTTGGATGTTCTGGTGGTAATCCTACAATGAAAGGATTGGCTGCTACTGCAACCAATCCTGCTAGTATGACAATCAACATTGCTCCCGGTGCAATCTTTTCTCCTGCCGTAGTTGATCTTAATCAATACTCTACACTTGGAAGTGATACCACTCATTCAGTCACTAAAATTGGTATTAATCAAAATGTAACTCCAATTGTTTTTACGGCACCACTTACTTCTGGTAATAGTCAAATCTTTCTTATTCAGGTTCAGCTTCAAGAAGTTGATACTGGAAATACAACTTTAAATTACTTTGATTCAGCAAATCCTGGTCAAGTCTATTCAGGTCCTAATAATACAGGAATCAGTCAACCAACTCAAAGACAAGACATTTGTGCAATCACAGTTGTCGCTGGTGTTCCAGCAGGTTCTCCTGTAGCACCGACAGTTACCTTGGGATGGGTAGGCGCCTATCTTGTTACCATCCCATTTGGAACTGTAGCAATTACTCAAGGAATGATAACAGTATTTCCTGGAGCCAAATTCCTTAATTTAAGTCTTTGTGATCTACAATCTGGTGGAGGTGGAGGTGGTGGTTCTGGAACAGTAACTCAAGTCAATACTGGAACTGGATTAGTTGGTGGTCCTATTACGACAACCGGAACAATCTCTTTAGCCAATACTTCAGTTGCTGCAGGTTCTTATACCAATGCAAATTTAACAGTCAATGCTCAAGGTCAAATCACATCAGTAGCAAATGGATCTAGTGGTAGTGGTGGTGGTTCTGGAACAGTTTTCAGTGTAACTGCAGGTGGTGGATTAACTGGTGGTACCATTACCACAAGTGGAACCATTGCCATTCAAGGAAGTAGTGCTGCTGGTGTTTGGACCAATGCTAACATTACTGTTGATGCATTTGGTCGAGTCACTGTTGCCGCTAATGGAACTGGTGGTGCTGGAACAAATTATCAGCCACAGATAGATGTTATTAATGGAACACTTACTGTCATTGAAGGTGAAATTGCCACAATTCAAGGTGAGATCACTACAATCAATGGTCAGATTACCACACTTCAAAATAATCAGACCACGACCAATACTGCAATAAGTGTTATTCAAGGTAACATTGCCACTCTTAATTCTACAACCAGTGGTAATAGTACTTCAATAACGACAATTAATAACACTCTTAATGGGCCACTGATTCGTTATAGATTACAGGCAACATTAAACATCAACATTGCGACAACGGGTAATGATGTTACGGCAGCAGCCGCTATTCATGGACCAACTCCAACTCCGAGTTCTACGCCATTTTTAACCTTACAGAAAGCCTGGGACACAATTATCAATGCCTATGATGTGTCTGGTCAGACGATTAATTTCTTCATGGCAAATGGAACTTATTCTCAGGGTATAGTTCGTGCACAAGGAATCACTGGTTTAACTGATACTGGAACAGTGAACATAATTGGTAATCCAGGAAGTCCATCGAGTGTTTTGATCAATGTCAGCCAAGGTAATTGTTTTGATTTTGCTGATTTTATTACGGTTGGCCTTAATGGTATTAAAATGCAGGCCACAGTTGATTTGAACAAAGAGGCAGTAGGTGTTGTAACTGGTAATGCAATTGTTACCGATAAATGTGTTATAGAAATGCAGAATCTTGATTTTGGAAATTGTGATAGATGGCACATAATTGCTTTCGGAGGAAGTGACGTTCATTCAGTTCATAGCACAGTAGTAGGAACTACAATCACTAATCGAATAACCAATACAATTTCCGGTAGCGCAGTCGGGCATGTTCTTGTTCAAAACGCAGGGTTCTATTCTACCACTCAATCACAAATGTTAATTGCTGGTAGTCCGGTTTTCAGTGGTGCAATCTATACATGTGTTGGTGGGTTGATGAATCTGTATCAAACTGAATTCAGTGGAACCCAAGGTAATGCAACCGGCCAGAGGTATTCCGTAGTTAATTATGGTACTTTAGATAATGGTGGTGTTGATCCAGATAATGGACCAACAAGCCCAAGTGGTCAGCAATTACCCGGCAGTGTCACTGGAACTACAGCTCGTGGTGGATTAGTAATTTAATAATTTAATGGAGGTATCGCGGTGAGTGGATCGGGAACAGTAGGAACAGGAGGCGGTAGTTCATCAGCAACTACGACGACCACTGGTCCATTTCAACCTTTTACGGTATTGGCAGCATCTGCTCTTAATTCTGCCCTTCAGTATGGTGTGAAACTTGGAGGTACAATTGATAATACTCCGATAGGTCAAACCACACCGGCACCTGGATCATTTACTACACTTACTGCAACTACTCTTCCGGCTGGTGATAATACCACGAATGTTGCAACGACCGCATTCGTGGCTACGGCGGTAGGTTCTGGTGGAGGAGGAGGTGGTGGAGGATCTACAACTACGGCTATTACTCAGGCTCCTGGAAATAGTTCTACATTGATCGCAACGACGGCTTTCGTTGGTAATGCAGTCAATACAGCAGTATCAAATGATGTTGTCGGTGCTCCGTATACCGGTAGCGGCTCTAATCCAGGTTTATTCAGAGACGATGGAACCGGCGTTCCAACCACATTATCATCTTATCTTTGGTCCCCGATGAATTGGACTCCAGTAACAAATGTTTCTGTTTTGTACATTGTGCCTGTTCCTATTGTAATAGATGGGTTTCATGTAGAAGCGCCAGGAGTAACAACTGGTAATAGTTTTGCTCTCACAATTACACGTAATGGAACCCCCATTGGTGGAACCTATACCGGAAGTGGCACAAGTACTGCTGCCATTGTAGTATCTCCGGCTGTTGCATGTGTTGCTGGTGATAGATTACTTTTTACTCCCGGCGCAATTACAGGAACGGTTACTAATGCTTATGTGCAACCGACCGGTCATCTCGGGTAACCGAAAGACTTTTATGGAAGTATTCATTTATAAATTAATTGATCCAGTGACTAGAGAAATTCGGTATGCTGGCAAAACAATAAGTATAGAAAAGCGAATCTACTCTCATGTAAGAGATTCAAAAAAGGCCATTACTCATACTCATAGATGGATTCAAAGTTTGATAGAAAAAAGTTTGAAACCTGCAATAGAAATTATAGAAATTACTGACGAAATAAATTGGCCTAAAAGAGAAATCTATTGGATTGCAAGATTAAAAGTAGAAGGACATAGATTAACAAATCATAATGCCGGCGGAAATGGTCTAACCCGTAGATTAATGACTTCTGAAGAAACACGGGAAAAATTAAGGAAAGCTAGATTAGGGAAAAAAGGGGTAAAAATACGCCCTGAAAATTTTGCTAAGATGGTTAAGTTGGCTGTTATAGCTAACACAAAGCATTCACTAGAAACTAGAATTAAGGTACAGGAATTGTGCAAAAGTCATCAACCAAATGTTTCCGGTAATCATTCTGCTTCAGAAGTAGCCGCCATGATGGGCTTGACAGTTTCACAAGTACGTGGAATTAAATGTTCAAACAAAAGAATTGGTATCGTTAAATCAATTTAATTTAGGGTCAATAAGAAAAAGGATTTCAGGGATGCCAACAATACAAGCAAAATCGTCAGATAGTTTCGTAGAAAGTATTGGGTTTAATTCTGCCGGCTTTACTGATGGTGGAAGCATTCAAACTGTTTTTGCAGCAATTATTTTAGATTTAGGATGCCGTTATTATAGAACCGGAATAGGTGCGGCACCTATGACGGCACTGACAAAAGGCGCGGCAATGCGTAACGGTGCAAGATTTTCAACCGGTACTGGCAATAATGTTAGTGATTTAGCTGGTTATGCTAGTGCTGTGAATAGCACACTTGCTGCCAATCCAGGGTCTATTATAATGATGGAAGGTGTCAATGAACCAGATAATGGATTTGGTGGAGGTGGACAAACCGGCGTTAATCTCGCCATTGCAGACCAAATCACCTGGATTAATGCGGCCGCCGGCTCAGCCGCTGGTAATGTACCAGTAGGTACACCACCTCTTGCGACCCCTGGAGGATCTGGATTTGGCGCAACTTGTTTCTTAACTGCAGCTCAAGGTGGAACCGCGAATCAATCCCTTTTGGGTCATTATAACATTATTACTGGACATTGGTATTATTCGGGCAATCAACCCGAAGATCCAAGCATGTTTCCAAATTTATACAATCGATGTGTTACACCCCTTCAACAAGGTGCAGGCGCTCCATTCCCGGTATGGATCACTGAGATGGGTTCTGAATCAACAATTGATGGCCTGAACCTATCTAACTGGAGCGGTCCCGGAGCTACTTTTGCTGGAGAGGCAATTTATCTTCCTAGATTTTTTATGTATGCATTTGCTAATGGTATAGCAAGATCATTTAAGTATCAGTTGGGACAGTTGTACGATGGTCCCAGTCACATTGATAATCTGTTTGGAATTGTTGAAGAACAATTGATGAATCCACAAGGAAATCCCGCAGGTTATACGGCTCCGGCCGTTCCAACTAGTTCTTCGCAAGCCAAACCTTGTTATTTCACAATTAAGAATCTGATTCAATTAACCACTGATCCGGCTCCGGCCGCAGGTATTGATACTTTTGTGCCTGGATCAATGACGTATACTTTGAGTGGTGCAACCTTTGCTGGTCCAACTGGTAATGGTGCAGCACCAACGGGATTTTCAAATGTTTATCATACGGTTTTAGGTAAGAGAAATGGTAATTTCATTATGTGTTTTTGGCAGTACCAAACTAACACACCTCCTACAACTCCTGGAACTTTTGCTCCGATAACTGTGACAATTAACGCCCCAGCTTTTACCCAGTATCAAACAGCTACATTAAGCTCTACACCAACAATGAATGCTTTTGGTTCGGCTCAAAACTTAGTAGGTAATAATGCTACTGTTTCTGTAGGAGATGCAATAACATTAGTGCAATTTATTTCTAATCCTATTACTACGGTTCCTAGTCAAGTAACTGTTACATCATTACAAACTACTGCTACAACTCAAAATTTATCTTGGACTCAGGCAACTCAAAATCCTTCTGATTATACAGTTACAGTGACGGAGATCACCTAAAATGGTTTTTACACCTTATACAATTGATACTGTTTCTTCCAATACCAGTTATACTGTTGTTGGATTAAATCCCGGTAAGCAATACAACTTTCAGGTTACTCCTAAAAATAGTATAGGATCTGGCCCAATCTCGACGGCTATTACTACAACTATGGCAGCACAAGCCACTTCTAGCATTCCTTCAATCGTTCAACATGCGACATTTAGAAGTGATAATCCGGCTCCGGCTAGTATTACATTAAGTCTTCCTAATGTGCCTAGTTCTTTTAATTCGGTTTGGGTATTTTTTAATGGTTATGGAGTAGGTGGCACAACCAGTAATGCAATTGTGGCTCCTGCCGGCGCAACACTTATTTCAGGACCAAATTATGATTCAGCTTTCGAAGTTACTTGGTGCTGGCAATTAACGAGTAACCTTTCATCAAATTCATTTACCTTTACTAATTTTGATAATACAGATAATGCAGGTTGGAAAATTATTGAAGTTGCAAACGGAGTTACCTTTGATACTAATCATGGTCCGGTCACTTCGGCAACTACTACAGCCATTACATGGCCACTTGTTGCGCCAGCATCTAATAATGTTTTAAGATTAAGTCTATTATCAATTCAATTTCCTGCCACAATTGGTTCAGCAGCTCCAGGTTCAGTAATTGATTCTGATTCAGTCACTACTGCGACCGGGGGAACTGGATTCCATCAAGGCGTTTTAATGACTGAAACGGTTGGTGCAACTACTGGCAATTTAGCTATTGCTAATGGAACACTTAATGACGTTGATACCTATCTTTCAGTCAACATTTATGGTGCTGCTCTACCTGCCCAAGTAACAAATCTCGTTAGTTCTGTTATAACTGCAACTGGTGTTAGATTGACATGGTCGGCGGTTCCGGGTGCTACTTCTTATACTATTTTGTATGAAGGCGGCGGTATTTCTACTTTTACGGTACTTGGAGCACCGCTTGCGGCAACTTCTTCTTCAATTACAATAAGTGGATTAATTCCTTCGACAACGTATAGTTTCGAAGTTTTTGCAAGTAATCCGGCTGGGCAGGGACCAGTATCTAGTATCGCGACAATTGCGACTTTGGCTATTCAAGCAATTCAATACATACAATCGGCATCGATTGCAAAAACTGGCGGAGCAATTGGTATTACTAGTACATTAACGGCTACTTTTGGATCTGCACCTATTGTTGGCAATACTCTGGCATTCTTTTACTTTGGATTTGCTGATACCATTAACTCTGCTCTTACGGCACCTGCTGGTAGTTCAAATGGAACTGCAATGTTTCAAGATGATGGAACAAGCACTGATCCTATTGGTATGTTTTGGACTCAACCAGTTACTTCAACTGCAACCAACTATAGTTTTGGACTGATTGATGATAATGGTAGTTTGATTGTAGTTGAAATGCAAGGTGTGACTTCTGTTGCCACTCCGGCTCATGGCGGTTCTTTAGTTTCTGTTGATGGTGCTTCTGGTCATGTAATTGTTCCAGTAGCTGCTCCGGGATCTACACCAGCCATTACGTTGGTTGCCATTCACATGGTCAATACTGTTGATTCGTGGGGTCTTCCTCCGGCCAACATGGCTCTGTTAAAAGGTATAACTGGGAATAGTTCTGTCACTCCGACATTCCATGGCGGCGCAGTATTTTCTGCAAGTAGTGCTGTAACTGGAAGTCAAACAATTCCTTATTCACTTGCAGTTGGAACACAAGTATTTGCACCTACCTACATTTCGGTTGCATTTATTGGATCTGGCGGTGTTATTCCTCCGGGTCAGGTCGTCGTTACAGCAGGTACCACTACTTCATCGAGCCAGGTATTGACCTGGACATTACCGACCGGTTCACCTACTTCTTATACGGCTCAGTTCAGAGTAACTGGTCAAACGGCTTGGAATACTTTCAGTAATGTGATCACATCACTTACTACCACAATAACAGGCCTTGCTGCTGCAACCAGTTATGATTATCAAGTAATTGCTTTCAATGGAACACAGGCCGGGCCATCTTCTGCTATTGTAACAAAAAGTACCATTGCAAGTTCTCCGGCTCAGGTAACTGGATTAACCCTAGGAACGGTAACCAGCACGACCCAAGCACTTTCTTGGACCGCTCCTGGTGGAACGGTTACTTCTTATACGCTTCAATACAAATTGGTATCAGCTTCAACCTTTACTAGTATTCCGGCCTTGGCTACAACGAGTACAGTTGTAACGGGTTTAATACCAAATTCTAGTTACACCTATCAGGTATTTGCGCTTAATGGAACAAATGCCGGTCCTGTATCAACTGCTGTAACCGGCTCTACTTTGGCTCTTCCGGCTCCCGGACAACCAACAAATGTGACTCTTGGAACACCAACCGAAAGCACGATGCCAATTTCTTGGACTGCTTCGACAGGAACGGTGACAAGTTATTCTGTATTGTATAGTTCGGTGTCAAATACCGGGCCTTGGACTACACTTGGAAATGTTGTTTCTACAAGCACAACGGTTTCTGGACTTACTCCTTCTACAGTGTATTATTTCGAGGTTATTGGTAATAACGGATCTACTCCTTCTGCTCCTTCAACGGTTGTAAATGCCACAACTGCTGCGGCATCGGCTCCTGGGCAAGTAGTTGGATTGGCTCTTGGTACTGTAACAAGCACCAGTCAGGGTCTAAGTTGGTCTATTCCTACAGGTACTGTTACAAGTTATACCCTTCAATTTAAAATTACCGGTGCTGGTTCATTTACTGCTGTTCCCGGTATTTTAACCAACAGTTATGTGAAAACAGGATTGGCTCCTTCAACTTCTTATACGTATCAAGTATTCGCGCTTAATACAACAGTGGCCGGTAGCGCATCAACAACAATTGCAAATACAACATTAACGGCTCAACAAACAACCGGCTCTCAATTAGTGACTATTGGTGGCAAGTTACTTGTCGTGGGTGGAAAATTCGTCATAAGCTAGGGATTTAAATGACAATTCTAACAGTCAGATCGCCATTTTTAACGTATGTCATAGGTCAGCAAATCACTGACCCGACGACGGTCGCATCTATTTTGGCGAATCCAGACTACGGCCCTTTAGTAGTTCAAAGTGGTGTACCAACTTCTGGCGGAGGTAGCGGAGGTGGTGGTGGGTCAACACCAACCACACTCAATTCAAATCATGGACAAGTTACAACTGATAATACCACAATTGCGATCAATAGCGGAAATGTCCTTTATGTAATTCCTAATACTTCTGGATCGGCGGCCGCGATTGCACAATTAGGTTATACTCCTGTAAATGTGGCCTCTATTAGTATGCCCAATGGTATCGCTGCTTTAGATGCAAGTGGACATTTGCCACTGAGTCAGTTAACTCCTTCTGTTGTAGGTGCTCTTGATTATAAAGGTACCTGGAATGCACTTACAAATGTTCCTGGTTTATTGAGTTCGGTTGGTTCCAAAGGGTCTTATTATAAGGTATCTGTTGCTGGTAATACACCATTAGATGGTATTACTTCTTGGAACATTAATGATACTATTGCATTTAATGGCGCAACATGGGACAAAATAGGTGGTAGTGGAACTGGATCGCAAGTTCTTTCATTCAATAATAGAACGGGTGTCATTTCTTTAACTAACACAGATGTACAAGTCGCACTTGGATTTACGCCTTATAATTCTTCGAATCCGGCTGGTTATGTAACGGCATCTCAGATAGCAGCCGCATCTCCAGTCATTTCCTTTAATACTCGGGTCGGTGCAATAGCTCTTACTTCAGGTGATGTAACTTCTGCTCTTACATTTACTCCTTATAATGCAACAAATCCAGCAAATTACATTACATTGGCCCAATCAATTGCTGGTGCCGCAGTGAAATCCTTTAATGCTCGAACAGGAATTATTTCACTCACCTTGAATGATGTGACGGCGGCACTAGCGTTTACTCCGTATAATGCGACCAATCCAGCTGGTTACATTACTGCTGCACAAGTACCAGCAGGCGGCGCAGTTATTTCGGTAGCCGGAAGAATTGGTGCCATAACATTGACTGCATCTGACATCAGTGGTCTTGCTACTGTGGCATCCAGTGGTTCTTTTACTAATCTTATCAATCGCCCACTTATTCCGTCAGCAACAAGTCAGTTAACCAACGATGCTATGTTTATCAGTGCTGGCGGCGCTCCGGTTCAATCAGTAAATTCTTTAACTGGAAATGTTGTTTTAAAAACCAGCCAATTAGTGAATGACGCAGGATTTCTAACCACAACGACAGCATCAGTAACTTCTGTCAACGGATTGGGCGGTGATGTAGTATTACCCGAAATAGACGGAACATTAATGGATCTGGCTATTTCTTCTCTTACTAATGATGTTGGTTACATAGCGGCTAGCGGCCTTGGTTCTTTGAACATTAGTAATTGTCTTGTAACTGTGAATACAGTAACTCAAACAATTTCACATTGGTTGGCTCAAATAACTCGGGTGTCTGGTCACATCTTAAACAGCACGAGCGGTCAGATCACAATGACAGATGGCTCGATTTTAGCATTTTAATAATAAGTAATAGAACAATTTTATCTGGAATTCAGATAATTAATTTTAAAGAGGATTATAGATGACTGATTTCGTTTTTCCAAGTGGATTCATAGGCGCTCCGCCTACCGCATCGCGGACATCTAGTATCTTACTTTCCGATGGGACAAATACTGGTAGTGCATCAGTTTCATCTATCCTTGCTCTAATGATCTCTGCTGATGGCGCAACTGCTGGATTTATTACGTCTTCTACGGCTGCATCTACCTATGCACCATTGGCTTCGCCAACATTAACCGGAATTCCTTTAGCGCCTACAGCGGGATCTTCTACGAATACCACACAAATTGCAACGACCGCTTATGTTAAAGCCCAGGCTTATGCTCCATTGGCTTCACCGACTTTATCCGGAACTCCTTTAGCTCCTACTGCCGCAGCATTAACTAATACTACGCAACTGGCGACTACGGCATTTGTCCAAAGTGCCTTAAAATTTGCGCCAGATCTTTATCCACTTCTTGATACTGGATCCAGTACTCAATGGATTAAAGTCGGAACATTTACTGCTGCTCAGGCCGGAGATCGGTGCCGTATTCAGATTGTATCATGTGTCAATTATTCAGCTGATTTTACACAACATCAGCAAGCTGAAATTGTTTTTGCAACAAGCAACAATTCTGGTGTTAATGCTGATGGATTTGCCGGTTCTTCCGTGTGGCACAAAACCGGACGACAGGTTGCCAGTCCTTTACTTGTAAGTTGGGTTGCAAATGCTGCTGGTATTGCTGCAACCAATTATACTCTTTATCTCTTTATGGGTGTTTGGACCGGCAACAGTTCTTTTTATGTAGTTGATACTGGTCTTGGAACCTGGGTTCATAATAATACTTTGGCGGCAACTGATCCTGGTAATTCAAGCTCAACGGTATGTCATGCAGTTGAAGAATACATTATGACAAGTCAAGCGAGTTTTCTTGGTGGTGCAAACATTTCAGGTGGTTCAATAATTATTGATACACCATCACTTATTGGCGTACCAATTTCAATTACTCCGACAACTTCAGATAATACAACCAAAATTGCAACTACCGCATTCGTTAAGGCCCAAACTTATGTAACCTCGGCTGGATTATCATCAACCTATGCTCCAATTAATAATGCTGCTTTTACCGGAACTCATTCGATACCATCAGGATCGGCTGTTGCTGGAACAGGTGCTTTTGTATTACCAATTGGATCAACGGCCCAGCAACCTGATACCGGTAATGTCGGCGAAGCACGTTATAATAGCACAACCGCTAGGTACGAATTTGGTGTCGGTGGTTCTTGGATCAATTATGCAAGATTAACTGGTGATACTTTTACTGGGGTTGTTTCTGGACAGACTGCTGCCACTTCAGATAATTCAACGAAATTTGCCACAACGGCATTCGTGGTTGCGAATGGTTTCTTAGTGGCAGCAACGGCAGCAACAACTTATTCTCCTATTAACAATGCCACTTTTACAGGTACCCATTCAATTCCATCGGGTTCACTAGTTGCCGGAACAGGCGCTTTTGTATTACCAATAGGAACAACCGGACAACAACCTGATACTGGAAATGTCGGTGAGGTACGTTATAATAGTACTACTTCTAGATACGAATTTGGTGTAGGTGCTTCTTGGATTAATCATGCAAAACTAACTGGTGATACTTTTACTGGGGTTGTTAGTGGTTTAACTGCAACCTCGGGTGATAATACAACCAAATTTGCCACTACCGCATTCGTCGGAGCGGCCGTTACCAGTGCTGGCGGCTACAGTGCATCATCTGTTGCGATTACTGGTGGATCAATTAATGGAACTACTGTAGGTGCAACTTCAACGGCTTCAGGTGCATTTACTTCACTTGCCCTAAGTACCACATTAACTATGACGGCTGTTTCAGCCAATAGTCTTCCTTTTTTCAACTCATCAAATCAACTCGTTTCAGCTACATTAAGCACCGGGCTAAGTTGGGTCGGATCAGTATTGACGTTAGCCAATCCTTATGTTCCAAGTGCTGTGGCTATTACTGGTGGATCCATTAATACTGCTACAGTCGGCGCAACTACTCCAGGTTCTGGGGCATTTACATCTCTTTCAACAAATTCAACAACTACTTTTTCTGGATTAACTGCTACTACTGTCCCTGTTCTTAATGGCTCAAAACAATTAGTTTCAGCCACATTAGGATCTGGATTAAGTCTTACAGGAACTACATTAAGCACTGTCAACAATGGTACTGTAACAACACTTACATCTTCTACTGCTGCTATTACGGTTGCTACTGCGACAACAACCCCGGCTATTACATTTGTTCCTTCTGGTGTTATTGTTACCCCAACAGCTAAAAGTGGTGCTTATACTGTTGTTCAAGCCGATAATAATAGTTCTTTTTATACAAGTGATACCACGACGGTCGCTTATACATTACCAACTCTTACTGCTGGAACTGTTCTAGAAATCATTCAAGGTGGCACGGCGAAAATTACTTGGACTGCTTCGGGAACCACAATTAATTGCCCAGTAACCGGAGCAACAGGAACCAGAGCTCAGTATAGTGCAGTAAGATTCAGATGGGTTACAAGTACAGTTATCATAGCAAACGGCGATGTATCGTAAACATTATTCAAGGAGTTTAATAAATGGCTGCAACTAAAGGAACTGCTGTTCTTACCGCTTCTGGCACACTTACTGCAGGAACACCAATCACATCTTCAGCAGTAAACATTTCTGCACAAGATTATGCTACCGTAACTGCTGTGATTACAAATGGTGGAACTGGTCCAACATTGCCAGCAATTGTCACTATTCAAACATCATTTGATAATACTACTTTCAGATCGGTTATGTCTCAGACTGCTAATACTGTGGCATCCGCCGTCAATACATTTACCTTCGCAATTGATCCAGCCGTTCAGTATGTAAAAACCAATTTCGCAGGAAATACAGCACAAAATTGCACAGTTGCTTCTGAAATTGGTTATGGAACCTGGTAAAAAATGGCTCTACAACTCACAGATGATAACACCAAGTTCTGGTCAAGACCATTTGGCTTAAATCGCAGTAGTTTTACC